CCTCAGTAAGCAGTGGGGTGGCAACCTTCTACGTTTCGTCGGAATTTAGCGGCCAAGGGCTTGCAAAGGTCAAGGCCACTTACGCTGACGGTAAAACGGAGACCCAATATCTGGAGATTATAATTCAAGACCCAGAATACCGATCAACTCAATAGGAGAGGGATGTGAACGAGGAAAATCAAGGACTGACAGTTGAGGAACTGGTTGCGGCTTATGACTTTTGTCAGAGCCAACGCAACCAAGCACAAACAGAGAATACGATCATCGCTGGCAGGCTTGCTGGTGCAATGAATAAGGTCAACGCGTTAACGCAAGAGGTCGAGCAACTTAAAGCAAAACTCGACGGTGAAGACGATGGGAACGACAGCAGCGAACAAGAATAGAGCGATTCGCCAAGAGGCGCTCCGAGAGCAGCTATCCAGCCAGGGTCACGTCCAGCATGTTGTTGAAATGCTTAACGAAATCCAAGATCTGCAACGCGACCTTGATGCCAACGACCTTGCGAGATACAAGGTGGCAATCGACACCAAGTTAAAGCTGATCGGCAAGTACCTTCCAGATTTGAAGTCCGTAGAACATACCGGCGACGAAGATGCCCCAATCGCAATCGCAGCCTACGAAATCAACTGGGAATAGCATATCGCTATCCAAGGCTTTCAAGGAGCTGCTGCCGCCATCCAGATACAAGATTTACTGGGGCGGGCGCGGTTCGGGCAAGTCTTGGGCGTTTGCTACGGCTCTACTGCTTCTCGGTGCCGGTACAAAGCCCAAGCGTATACTCTGCGCCAGAGAGATACAGAGATCGATTAGAGACTCCGTTCACTCGCTTTTGGTAGACAGAATTAAGTCTCTCGGACTTCACAACTTCTACCAAGTACAGCAGAACGAGATCAGAGGGCGAAACGGCACTCAGATCATCTTTGCTGGTCTTTGGCAGAACGTCGACAACATCAAGTCGATTGAGGCCATTGACTACGTCTGGATCGAAGAGGCCAACGTGGTTTCTGAGAACTCCTGGCGAACCCTGATCCCGTCGATCAGAAAGGAGGGTAGCGAGATATGGGCAAGTTTCAACCCAGCACTGAAAAGCGACCCGGTCTTTCAGAGGTTTGTCATGAACGAGCCTCCGAATAGCGTCGTCAAGAAAGTTAGCTGGCGCGACAACCCTTGGGTGACCCGCGAGTTGAAAGACGAGATGGAACACCTCAAGCAATACGATTACGAGGAATACCTGCACGTCTACGAGGGCGAGCTGAAGCAGTTCGCTGACGGTGCGATCTACGCCAAGCAACTGAAGAAGGCGAGAGATGATGGCAGGATTGACTGGCTCCCAGTTGAGTCTGCGCCTGTTCATACCTTCTGGGACTTGGGCAGGAACGACACGACTGCTATCTGGTTCATGCAGCACATTGGTCACGCTTACCGGTTCATCGACTACTACGAGCACCGGCTGGTTGACCTAGACCACTACGCCAACATCCTGCGGGATAAAGACTACGTGTACGGCACTCACTACCTGCCTCACGACGCAGAGCACAAGGTACTGGGATCAAACAACAGATCACGGCGAGAGATCCTCGAAGGGCTCGGTGTAACGCCAAGCGTGACAGTCCCCCGGATCGACTCGGTAGAGAACGGCATCGCTATGGTGCGTGATGTCTTCAGCAAATGCTTCTTCCACGCAGAAAACTGCGAGATAGGCCTCAACGCCCTCGCTAACTATCAGTATGTGTGGGACGAACGGTACGACACTTTCAGACAGTCTCCCCTGCATAACTGGGCATCGAACGGCTCCGACGCGTTTCGGATGTTCGCCCAGGGATACGAAGAGGAGATCGAATCAATTGACTTGGACTTCAGCTCAGAATGGTAAGTAAAAAACAAAAGCAGGCAATCGTAGACGAGGCGCTTGATCGCTTCGACACAGCCGCTGATGCGTGGGAAGACGTTTATCAGGCTGCGCTTGACGACGTTGCCTTTGTCGACGAAGAAGACGGGCAGTGGGATTCCTCCGCGAAGATGGCCCGCGTCAATCGTCCCTGTTTGACCTTCGACAAGGTATCTAGCGCGGTTGACCAAATAGTCGGCCAGCAGTTGCAAATGCTCCCAGGCGTCAAGGTAAGAGGCGCAGAAGAGGGCGACAGCGATACCGCTGAGATCTTTGAGGGACTGATCAGGCAGATCGAGCAGCGAGGCAACCGGGCTTACAAGACCGCGTTCAAGTTCGCAGTTAAGGGCGGCTGGGGCTGCTGGATGATCGACCACGATTACATTGACGACACCTCAATGGATCAAGAGGTCATCATAAGGGAGATCAAAAACCCCTTCTCTGTATTGGTCGACCCCATCATTCAAGTGCAAGACCTCAAGGATGCCCGCTTCGGGTTTATGTTTGAGGACATGGAACGGGACGAGTTTGAGCGCCTGTATCCAAAAGCTAAGTCAGGTCTAGGTGAAGACTTCTCTAGCACTGGCAACCTGCGCTCGTGGGTTGGCGAGGAGAGCATCCGAGTCGCTGACTATTACCGCATCGTCCTTGAAGAAAGACGACTTGTTCAACTGTCAACCGGCGAGGTGGTCGACTATGAAGACATTGAGCCCATCATTGACGAACTCAACTTCAAAGGCATCACAGTCGGACGAGAGCGAATCGTCGAAGGCAGGAAGCTGGAGCGGTACAAGATCACCGGAATGGAAGTCCTCGAAGAGTACGAGTGCGTTGGCAGATACATCCCGCTTATTCCATTGTTCGGGAAAACGACGAACATCGACGGATCGTTCTATTCTAGGGGTATTATCCGTAAGGCCAAGGACGCCCAGAGGATGTACAACTACTCGCGGAGCACCCAGATCGAGGTGACCGCGCTGCAACCCAAGCAGCCTCTGATGGCAACCCCTGCAATGATCAAGGGCCATGAGGAGCGTTATCGCAACCTGATGACGTCCAACGACCCTGTCTTGTTGTTTAACTTTGACAATGGCCAGAAGCCATTCAGAGAGCCCCCAGCGCAGCCATCGCCAGCACTGCTGACTGAGTCACAGATCGCAGCAGATGACATCAAGGCGACGACCGGAATTTATGACGCAAGCCTTGGCGCAAGGTCAAACGAAACCTCTGGCCGCGCCATTCGAGAGCGGCAGCTTCAGGGCAACATTGCCAACTTTGAATTTATTGATGAGCTGGTGTCGAGCATCACCTACACGGGTGAGATCATGATCGACATAATTCCCAAGATATACGACACAGAGCGACAGATTCGCATCCTCGGCCCTGATGACGCCGAAGAGGTGAAACAGGTCAACAAGCCAGTGATGGACCTCCAGACGGGCGAGACAGTCATCATCAACGACCTCAATCGTGGTCACTACGACATCAAGGCCACCACCGGCCCTAGCTTCTCAACGCGGCGAACAGAAACAGCAGAGCAGCTTGGCACGTTGTTCGGGCAGAACCCACAGATGGCACAGCTTGGTGCTGATATTTACTTCAAGGCGCTCGATCTTGTTGGCGCAGATGAGTTGGTCGACAGAGTGAGGAAGCAGGGCATCAAGGCTGGGATCATTGAGCCTAATGACGATGAGAAGCAGGAGATTACGCAGTCCCAGCAGATGGAGCAGCAGATGAGGCAGCAGGCCATGCAAATAGAAATGGCAATGAAGCAGGCTGAGATTGCTAACGAGCAAGCTGCTGCCAAAGAGAAAGAAAGCAAGACCATGCTGAACACCATCAAGGCGCAGGTTGAGCAGATGGAGCTGGCGCAGGCACAGCAGGACATGCAAGCCCAGCAAATCGCGCAGCAGAGGCTCCGTCAGACACTAGGATTAGGCAATGCCCAAAGACTCCCGTCTATCTAAGATCGGCGCTTCACGCTTCAATCAAGCCGTGAGGACGCCTGGTCACAAGACAAAGTCTCACGCCGTAGTCGCCAAGGATGGCAATCAGACGAAGCTGATCAGATTTGGTCAGCAAGGCGTGAAAGGAAGCCCCAAGCGAAAGGGCGAGAGTGAGGCAAGCCGTAAACGCCGTGAGTCATGGAAAAAAAGACACGCGAGCAATATCAAAAAGGGTCGCATGAGTGCGGCGTACTGGGCGTCGAGAACCAAATGGTAGCCAAGAAAAGAAAAAGCACAGTGAATAAGGCCGGTAACTACACCAAGCCTGCAATGAGGAAGCGTCTCTTTGAACAGATCAAGGCAGGCTCCAAAGGCGGGCGCAGCGGTCAGTGGTCGGCAAGGAAGGCGCAAATGCTGGCGCGTCAATACAAGGCAAAAGGCGGGGGCTACAGAGACTGATGGGCATGGGAGTCAAGCACTACTTCCGAGACGGAAAGGAGCACAAAGGTCAATTGCATAAGACCGGCGGTCGGCTTTTTTCTGGCAAGTCGGGAAGTAAGTCAAGCAAACGGCTGTATCACTACGGCGATCTGTCTAAGTCAGCCAAGGTCAATGCGAGGAAGACATGGCGCTAAAGAAGCCCCAGAGAAGCCTCAAAAAGTGGACCAAGCAAAAGTGGCGCACCAAGTCAGGCAAGCCCTCAACGCAAGGCAAAAATGCTACCGGAGAGCGTTACCTGCCTGAGAAGGCAATCAAGTCAATGTCGTCGAAAGAGTACGCGGCGACAACACGCAAGAAGAGAAAAGATCTGAAGAAGGGCAAGCAGCACAGCACGCAACCCAAAAAGATCGCCAAGAAAACCCGCTCATTCAGGAGATAACCTATGCCAATGGTCAAAGGTAAGAAGTTCCCCTATACAAAAAAAGGGATGGCAGCAGCTAAGAAAGCAGCCAAGAAGAAAGGCAAGAAGAAGACAATGCGTCGAGGGAGCTACGATAAGTGAACAACCAGATAGCACAGATGTTGATGGGACGCGCTCCTGCTCAACGACCCCAAGCTAACTCTGTCGGCGCTGCCGTACCTCAGAAGATGGCAGCACCTAAGCCGCGCATGGGTATG